ATTAACCCAAGAACGCCTGGCGGAATCATTTTTGTTTCCACGCAAGCCATCATAATCTCTTTGACTTGATCATTGAAGACTTTCATTGCTTCCCTATAGGCAGCAATTTCTTCTTCTGGTGCATCAAAGGGAAGATCGACTGGCTTTTCAATACCTGCAGCCGCTGCCAGTGATTGACGGAAGAGTTGTTCTTCTTGATAAATAATTAACTCAAGACAACGGCAAATGCCATACGTGTAAATTGCATTTGCTTTCTTCTTTGATGTTGCCGATACACGGCCAAACAGTGACTTGTATTCCGTTGCAGTAACACCTGCGGAAATCGACAGTTCATCTACACCGCCAAGTGCAGTGCGAATTTCTTCGCGATACTGACGGGCAAATTGGTTTTGGTCACCAGTGATTGCATCTGGAACAATGTAACCAACACGGTCATTTGGCTCCAGGTTTGCAATAATCCTTGGAACTCGAATCTGTCCATCAACGCCACGACTGACGGGATCAGCCTTGAACATCGAAGCACTTAAGGATGCAGGACTGGTGAACCCAGAGTTTGCTGCAATAGAAGGACGCTGTACTGTGGAATCACCACCGGCCTCAATCAAGTCCGTCTTGGGACGAGACGACAACAGTGTGGGGTTACCAAAGAACTGAACGTTCTTGCGCATGGTGCGAACCATTTCGTCATGCGTGACGATGTGATTGGCCAACGCATCAAACTCGCCAACACCGTCGTTAGCAAAACCTTTGGGGTTGTTAAAAATCTCGACGCATGGAATGAAGCCAAGCGTATTTTTTAACGTTTTTGTTTTACCGGAGACTGCATAGTCCGGCATGTCAAAAGATAATTCACCTTCTGCGTGAGTTTCTTTAATTTCGTCGCGCTTGATTGAAAGCCTGATGTAACGCCTTGAAGCCTGGCCGTCACCAAGTGCTTTGCCTGTAATATTGGTTTGCGAAATCTCCGCTCCAAAGCCACCAGGTCGACGCACCTTGTAGCTATAGATGATCACCACCTCTTCCAGGTCACCGTCTACGTTGTAGAACGTACGATACTCATGCTCACGGAAGTAGTAGATGCGATAGTTAATTTTTGTAGGCCTGATGTAGAACAGACCTTTTCCATCGCACAGGAAATAATCCCAGATTGAATCGAGGCGTGCATCAATTTGATTGTATTTGATTACACGGTCGATAAAATCTTTGCGCTGATTTCCAAAGTTATCTTGGCTGGGGAAAAATTCAACACCCTGGCGGATGCCGAATAATTTCATCTGCGCCAAATGCGAGGCCACAACGCCCGTATCGACGACAGTGGAACTATCCTTGTCGATATAGGCGGTAATAATTTCGTTGAGCCTTGATTTAGCGTCGGCAGCCATTAAGTATTAGCCTCTTTATCTGTATTGATCTTAGCAGCTTTCTTTTGTTTCTTAAGCCACAACCACCGGTCAAAGTAAGCTAACTCCCCTGGCGTAAATAATTCAGGGTGTTTGAGAGCTTCTTTGGCCAGTTTTTTCTTTTTCATGAATACACATGTTTATCTTGAAAGCCTCCAGGGATACCTGCTTGCTGCCCATATTGCGGACCTTGGAAAAAGCCTGCATTGCCCATGGGGGGAGTTCCACCCATGGCTTGGGGAAGCATGCGTTGTGCACCTGGCAAAGGGAAGAGTTGCTGCCCTTGGCGCGGAGTTAATTGAATGGGAACGGAATCTGGGTCTTCGTTCGGAAGATAAGGAAATTTATATTGGGGGGTGGCCCCAGGGATTTGAAAACTTGGCCGGCCCGCAATGGTGCCTTGCATGCCAGCTTCATTACCCATGTAACCACCGTAGTAACCAGCCATTTAATCCTCCAGTACTTCGTAACCAGCTATTTCATTCAGTCTACTCAATACAATTCCATCACCTTTTAAGTTCCACTCAAGGATATCTCCTTCCTGCCAACCAAGCTCTTCCACCACTTCTTCTGGGAGGGCGATAAATTGATCGCCAAATTCATCCTCTTGAACTTCAATAATGTAGCTCATTTCGACAAAAGCTTTTCCATTAGCTTATCAAGCTTAGTGTTAATTTGTCGAAAGTTATCATGCATTTCCTGGATCTCACGCAGGAAATCTACTTTTAATACGTAGTCCATCGGCATTCGCCCAATCTGCTCCTGCAATCTATTCAACTTATTTTCTTGAGTTAGTACGTCGTCTGACAACTGAACCAAGCGTTGGTGAACCCTGAATAAAATTTTATTTGCAGCCCAGGAGCCGCCTGTTACAGCAGAGACAACTGCCGTGAATGCAATTGCTACGTACTCCGGACCCACAAGACTTATGCTTTTCTTTTAATTATAAGTTTAGTAATCAAATTGAAGGTTGCTCTTTTTAGCTAGACCGTTAACCAACCACACGAGCGAATCGACACAATCATCGTGTCCACTTACGCCAAAGTTGGTAAGCTCTTCAAACATTGTGTCGAAATTACGATATTTGTTGAAGATGATTTTGCGATCCTCAAACAGGCCCATGATGCCCCTGAAGCGGGCAAGTTTGTCGGCGCGGAAGCCTTTGACCGGGTGCCAGATCAAGTTAAAAAGACCATCGCCATTCAGGCAGACACGCTTGAAGTCGGCCTCCAAAGATGCTTGGTACTGAACGGCTTCAGACCACACATCACAAGTTGAATACGTTGGGAAGTAGTTGCCCTGCTCATCGCGCCCAACAATACACCAGTCATTAAGCAGTTCTTTTAGTTCATCCAGTTTTTCCAGGTTGCCCATGACGCGCATGCGCCGATAATCAATAATGTGAATACAATCACCAATGCGGCCACCAAGCACAAATACGGTGTAATCATTTTTTTCTTTAGTTCCAGCAGATAGATCAACCCCTACGCCAAGGGCGTCAAACTCAGTTGCAATCTCAGCTTTAATTAAAAGTTCTGGAGACAGCGACAGCTCGCTTTGGCGAACAATCCTGTTCATGTACTGGAACGAAAAAGCAATAGGTGCTTGCCGTTTCTTTTCCTTTAAATAATCCAGTGACCACATCTCAGGCCAATAAGATTCTTCCTCACCGGTTTTGGAGTTGGCCTGGATTGCAGAAAGAACAATTTGAGTCCAGTTGTTTTGTTCGTTGAATGTGGTGGCGTGAATATCGTCGTGGCGGAAGCGAGTTCCAAGGCAGATTGCTCGCCCACCCTCAAACATCGTGGGAGCAATAACTGCGTTCCAGTTATCCTCCATCATCTTCCTGATGTCTGGGTTGGAGATGTCTGCCGCGCTTTTAGTCGGGTCATCAATACAGATCAGGTGACTACGCTTGGAGGTCACAGAACCTTTTAGACCTGCTGCGCACAAAGTAAATTGTTCATCACCAGTAACATCAATGCCGGCAAACTTGTGGTCGATAGACCAATACTCATTACTGGTTACGTTCTTGAGAAGTTTGACTGTCGGAAAAACTTCTTGATATCGCTTGCTGTCAATAATCCGTTTGATGGTTGCAGACTTTGAACGTGCAATATCAACCGTGTAGGAGAGGTAAAGAATCTGCAGGGGTTTCTTGGCTGTTGTGTGAACACCAATTGCCCATGCCGTAAACAAACCCAGGACTGTACTTTTGGCACTACCCCTGGGGGCAAGTAAATCAATATTGGGTCCAGCAATTCCAATCAAACAGCTACTGTCCTGGCCCGTTACAAAGTGACGGTGCCACTGTTTATGGTGAGGTGCCGGAGCTTTATCTGCTACGTAGTCACAAAAGAACCCAAAATCCTCACGGGCTCTTTGTAACAGCTCTTCGTTCTTATGTTTGCGTACCTTGTGATTCTTAACTGCAGCTTGAGCGTTACGTCGATAAGCTAAGTGAAGATGAGAAGGCACAGCATTAACTGGTTAGTAATTAAATACTAACCTACTTTTTGGTTTTACGTTTTTGCTCTTGATACTTACGAGCCTTATCAAGGGCAGCTTTACGTTTTTCTTTATCGGTCATCTCGGTGCCGTCTTCGTTCTTGGCTTCTTTTTTCTTTAGGTGTGCCAGGAACTGGGGAGGAATTTTACCTTTACTCATGTCAATTAAAACGAACGGGTAGAACGACCTGGTCCCATATCAATTCCTTTGCGCTCCAGAGGTGCACGTACGTCGCGAGACGGCTGCCCAGGCCCCTGTGACGCGTTCCGGCTCGGGAAGGCATCTTCTGGTGGACGTGACTGTCCGCCCCTGTAGGGAGGCGTTGTACCAGCGATTGGGATAGAACGTCTACCAGCGCCCATGTTCGTATTACTTTTTTTTCAGTTTAATGCAACTATTCGTCTAATTGCATCTTTGCCCACACACTCATCGATGCTTCAAGCAAAGGAGCTTCAATGGGATCATCTTTGAAGATGCACATGAGTTCACGAATGGCGCGGTCTGCACCGGCCATTAACAAACCCTTTCTGTCACGTGTTGAAGTAAACGTATCAATCTGTGCGATTGTGCCGCGTAATTCTTTTTGCATGGTTGCAATACGCGCAACGCCTGCATCACGCTTGATTTGAAATGTTTCAATGTCTTCTCTGAGTTTGCGAATGTCTTCCAACATTTCGTCAATCTCTGCAAGAAGGATCTTGCGGTGATCTGGCTTGGGATAATTACACGCAACCCAAGCATCACAGGATGAAATAGATCCTGTGTACCCAAGGAAACGGGCGTATAAATAACACTCAATTACAGAGTAATTGTTACGTGCAAAAGAGATGAATGACTCCTGGGTCGACGAGTCAAGGTTATCGACCCAGGCTTCAAATAACTCAGAATCTATAACCGCGTTGCGATTGCTGATAATCCCGTTCTTCGTCGCGCTGCTTGAACTCTTGAGCCTGCTCGGCAGAAGCTCGTTGCTCTTCAGCTCCTTTTCCGATTGTTTCACGTTCTTGTTCTCCCTTGTAGCCAGCGGCTTTTTCGCCAAATTCGGCACCTAGCTCAAGGGTAGCACGTGTTTCATCTTGAGACGAACCATAATAACCTTCAGCGGCTTGTTTTTTCAATGACGCTTTAGTCGCATCGTCTAAAGATGAATCAGAATCTATCTCTCGAATGCGCTGCATATAATTATCTCGATTTTTTTGATAATTATATGCAGCTCCAGCAGCGTTTCTGTACGCATCTAGGCGCTCGGCGTCTTCAGAAGACGACGAATTGCTTGATTGCTTAACAGGGCCGCTACCGGAATAACCCTCTGGCGCAACACCCGAAAGAAAACGTGACATTTAACAAAAATCAGAAGTTGCTCATCATGCCAGCAAGACCACCCGTCATAATGTCACGACGGCCTTCAACGGACTTTTGGCGTTGTTGCTTCATTTTAGAGGCCTCAAGTTTACCAAGGAGTCCCTCAAATTCG